TTTCTTTTTCAGTCATTTCAGCCATTTTTATACCTATAAATTATTCGCTAACCACCAAGAATAGGAAGTTTGCCCAGAACAGAGCCAGCCATGTTACCTTTGCTTTCGCTTCCTGCTGCTCTGTTAAGAATTCCACCAACCTGACTTGTCTGGCCTGTTCCAGTTGGTTTGTAAGCAGCACCAGTTCCTGTAGCTATTCCTGCAAGCTGACCAGCAGTGCCACCAATCATGCCAGACATTCCAGCACCTGCACCGCCTTGGATGCCTGCTAGTATATTTGCCTGCTGACCGATTAGATCAGACATACCAATACCTTGATTGCCTTGGTACTGAGCCAAAGCATTTATCTGGTTGGTTATGTTGCCAGCAATGTCACGGCCTGCTTGCATTCTGTTTTGAGCCAGAGCGCCACCAGTTCCATAGAGATAATCACCAACAGTCATTCCTCCGGTCATGCTTATGTCACCAAGGCCACGGCCTGCCTGAGAAGCTAGTTGAGATTGCGCTAAAGACCTGCCACTGGCTATGTCAGCTAATTGAGAACCCGCACCTGTGAGAGTTTGCATTCCCAAAGTGCCGCCAGTAACGCCAAGATTTCCTAGCTGTTGCCCAGCGCCTGTGAGAGTGCTGAGTCCTTGCTGTCCTGCCAGTGTGCCTAGTCCTGCAAGCTGCTGACCTGTGCCTAGCTGAGACTGAGCGATCTGAGCGCGTTGTGCAGCAAGTTGCTGAGCAGCTTGAGTTTGCAAGTCTGCCTGAGCAGCGCCACCTTGAGCAGTAAGCTGAGCAGCACTTCCACTAGCGCCAAGACCTTGCGAGCCTAATTGCTGAAGATTAGCTATCTGGTTCTGCAAGTCTTGAGAGGCTAGGCCAGTGTTGAACCTTGACAGTTCTTTCATGACGTTGCCGCCACCTACGCCGCCTCTAGCAGCCGCTGTGCGCAACGCCGCTCTTTCACCTTGTTCGCGCAAGAATTGCTGTTGTGGACTTGCTTGGAACGCCTGATTGAATGCCTCTTGGCCTAACGCACCTGATAGCGCAGCCTGCTGCTGTAACGCCGCAGTGCCTGCCTGACGGTACGGATCAAACATCTGACCAGCTTGACCAAAGGCTTGACCAACTTGCTGAGACGCAAGATCACGAGCCGCTGTGACATCGCCTAGTCCTTGTCCGTATTGTTGATTAGCTGCTTGTTGAGCTGCCTGAAGATCAGTCCTTGCACCGCCAAGACCTTGGTACAACGCGCCAAGTCCAGCTTGTGCGCCTCCCATAATATCTCGTCTTGCAGCACCAAGACCTGTGCCAAGAGCTTCTAATCCCAATCCAGTGCCTGACTGAATTAAACCGCCAGCTTCTTGAGCGCCTTGAGTTAAATCCTGACGAGCAATCTGAGTGCCGCCAAGAAGATCTGCTCTAGCTTGCCCAGCTCCTGACTCAATAGCTTGTGCAGCAGCCGTCACACCGCCTGCTAGCGCTCTTTCCGCTCCAGCTAAACCAGTTTGACCGCCTGCTCCTGCGCGTCCTCCTACGGCTGTTGGAGAAGCTACAGAGCCTGTTCCAGAGCTGACTCCTGCTCCAGTTCCACCAGCTACTTCAGTTCCTGCAACTATGTTTCCTGTGCCGCCAGTTACAGCGCCTGTGCCGCCAGTTACAGCGCCATCTTTTGCTCTGTTATAAGCAGACTGAACATCAGCTAAAGGTATTCCGGTAGCGCGAGCCATATCATCAACAGAGACACCAAAGTTGTCCATGTTAGTGGCTATCTGCTCTATAGACTGATTAGTCTCAGAAGCGTAGCGCTTTAATAAGTTATCTGGAATGCCGTTAGGAAAATCTATTTTTGCTTGCTCTAAACCGCCAGCAACAATGTTTTCTATGTCTACCATCTCTTGAGCGCGAGTATAACGAGTTGTAGCCTCGTCCATTGGTACGCCTAGTGATTGAGCGACTTGCTCAACACCGACACCTTGCTTAGTCATTTCACGGTAAACATCTTGATCGGTAGTTGCTTGACCTGAATTGATATAGTCAATGACGTTATCGAGACCAGTTTTCTCTGCTACAACAGTATCAACTATTTCTTCTTTGGCTGCTGTTGTTGCTGCTGCCTGAGCTTCATTAGCAGCAGTCTGAGCGGCGCTTTGAGACGCTATAGCCGTATCAAAAGCTCTTTGAGCCTCAGCCATAGGAACGCCAAGAGTGTTAGCTACAGCGCCTAGATTCGCGCCAGTTGACTGAATCAATGAAGCAATGTCCTCCAAGGAGGCGTTTGGATTGCTTTGAACAAATTGAACAACCGTGTCTTCAGCGCTAGGAATATTAACTCCTACACCGCTGAGAGCTTCTGCCATTGCGCGTTCGTCATCTTGTCTAGCCATTATAATCGCCCCATTGCTTGCAGCTCAGCCAAAACCGATTCGTCTATACCCATGCCACCCAATGCGTTAGCCTGTCCACCCATCCCCATCATCTGTGCTTGTTGGCTTTGGTATTCAGGAGTTAGATGCTGCATCACTGGGTCTATTGTCGTTGCTTCAGATAAATAGGCAGGATTCGCTACCGCATCAGGTAACTGCTGCTGAGCAAAGGACATATCGTAACTGCCTTGATATGGCTGCAAAGCTGCGTAATTAACATTGCCGCCTCGTATTGCATCTTCAAACATTGGCATACCAGACAATAAAGCCTGCTGAGCAGCCACATTGCCGCCAACAAAAGCATTAGCCTGTTGAGGCATAGATTGACCGTAGACATCTAGTCCAGCCTGCTGGCCTGCTGTCATTGCAGCATACTGGCTTGGCATAGCCTTTCGGATGTCAGCTCTACCCATAGCCTCTTGGCGAGCAAGAAAGTCTCTCGTTAGCTGGTTGCTTTTCTCTTGGCGTTCGATGCCTTCATCAGACTCGCCGCCGAATAGTGTTTTAACTAACTTACTCATATCTCGCCTCTAGTTCTTCTCTAGTGATGCCTAGTAACCATTGGTCATGTATCTCGCCGTTCTTCTTAAAAGACCGTCTGATTGTGCCTTCTAACTTCATGCCGCATTGTACCGCAAACATCTTAGCATTAGGAAAGCAAGTAGCGATCTCTGCGTTTACTTTCTCATACTTGGTGTTCTTTGTTATCCAAGTAAAAAACTCTTTAGCGCCTTTGTACGCCTTCTTTCCTCTAAACTCTTTCAAGATCATTGGATGGATCTCTATGGTGATGCCGTTTCGCATCTCAGCCATCCAGAGTCCGCAGACCTCATCATCTTCTGTATGCAAAAACCAACCGCTGTGCATATCTGGATACCACTCATTTCGTGAGAAGTTATCCTCGCTGATCTCATCAAACACATCAGATCCGGTAACGAATGATCTTATGAAGTCAGCGTCTACCGTTCTGGTTATCAAACAAGAATCCAGCCTTGCTTTCTATCTCCACCAATACTAGGAATCATCTTCCTGTATTGAATAGCTCCAGCAGAGCCTGTGCTATCTAAGTAGAGACTATACTGTACAGCCTCTATAACACCTTCTGGACTCCCGACTCCAACTATTGGAATGCTTAAGGTAGCCTCTTGCGTAAACTGTCGAAACGCCTGACTCATAGTCCCATTAGGTTCTATGATGGGTTGTGCGGCATTTAATTTATAGCTCACTGAACACCTTCTATATCAGCAGTCATTTGGATAATGACAGGCTTTACAGGATCGCTCATTGTAAACCTGAATAATTCAAATCTAGCCGCTCTGCCGTTTCTGCGCCAAATAGGTCTGTGGTTGTACTCGCCAACCTTGCCAATGCTACGGAAGCGAGTGTCACTCCAAGTCTTAGCGTTACGACTGCGAGCCATGCCAATTTGAGGATCAGGAGCAGAGTCATTGCCAACACCGCTTTCAACGGTTAGTTCTATCTCAGGAACTACAAAGGATTCCATGTTGTTCTGGAAAGGCTGCGTTACTATAGAGCGCCTAATCTCTGTGCCGTATTCTGTGTAAAAGTCAGGATCTAGGTTGCCTATCCTGCCGTCCACTAAATCACCCGCCCATATCTTGTTGTAGGCTCTGACCAAAGCAGTAACACGATAGCCGCCAAGATCACCTTCAATAACAGACTTTCTCTCATGCCAGCGCTTAGTAATAATGTCGTAAACTAATGTGCTACTAGGCAGTGCAAACCCAACAAAGTAAGCGCCTTTCTCGGCGTATCCCCATGAATAAATAGAGGTCACTTGGTCTTGCGTAAGATTGCTTAGTTCTTTGTCTATCGCAGTTGTAGATATCTTAACCGCATCATTGCCTTCAAAAGCCCAGATTGCTGGTGATTCGTTCTGACCAGATCCGATGAATACAAACGTGCCTTGCAAAGACTGAATACTAAACGGACTAGCAATACCTTTAGATAAGAACAAACCTGTTCTCTGAAAAGGAAAGTCAGCGCCGCCAATGTTCTGAAATGCTTCTATCGTCTGCGAACCTCCTATAAATAGCTGATTCTTAAAAACAATAGGAGCAACAATCTCATCAGGATCAGACTCGGCAGTACCAAAATCTAAAGCGTTATAGCTAAGTCCGTCATTCAACGCGCTGACAATGAACTTCTTACTGTCAGTCGTAAGACAGAAGAAGCCGTCAATATAAACAACCAGTTGAGGATTTCCGTTCGCAGTAAAGTCTGAATCTGTGATTTGGGCGAATGTGTCCGCAACGTGGTTGTATATGTATCCGTTCCCATTAGGAACTAAGACAAGAAGTTGTGTACCGTTGTCAGCCATTGAGACTCTGGTATCACCAGCTATCTCACCGATGAAGGTCAGCGTAAAGTCAGCAGCCATGCTGTACAGTCTGCCTGCAATAACAAAGTAAGGCACACCATTCATTTCGTGTGCGCCTCTGTTACCAGTAAGGCTGTTGGCGTTTGCTACTTCTTCTAGTCCAGCCGTTCCGTATAGAGTCTCTTGATTTAGCGCTGGAGCTTGGGCGATATTCGGATAGAAGTTCACACACTCTTGGGCAGAGATAGGCAGGCTGTCGCTCTCGTAGAATCCATTCGCTATAGGCAGGACTACTTTAGGCATCTAAGATACTCCGAACAAACAGTCCGTAACGGTTATATTGTTTGTGCTTGTGCCATTGGAGACAAAAACTTCAAGATAATCAGAGGTAGCCACGGAGACGTTATAAAACACTCCCACGTTTGCCGTATTAGATGCGGACACTAGTCTGGATATTTTAGCGGCAGAAATAACAGTGCCATTTTTTGCCAAATGAACAGTTAGATTTTGATTTGTCCCAACCACATCCAAAGTCACAGAAGACGTCAAATGAACTGTAGTGGTCGTTGAACCTGTATAAGTCAGCTTGCCTGTAGTATCCACTGTGAAACTAGCAACAGATCCCGCTACAAATGTACCTGCTACTTTTACAGGAGTGCTTGTTGTAGCAATAACAGTGGCAGTTGAGTTGCCGTGCATAGATACTTGAGCGTTTATCTCATCAGCAATAGACGTTATCTGAATGCCGTTAGTATTAACCGCCGCCACACTAATACCGCTGCCTGCAACAATGCTTGCAATCGTGGGAGATGCTGCTGTTGTGTTGAGTAGGACAGGAAGACCATCAGCGTTAGCCGTAAAGTTGTGGCTTACTTTCACGCCGTTAGTTGGAGTGATTGAGGTAATAATGCCAGAACCGTTCTCTATGTTTCGGATCTTATTAACTGTGCCATCTATCTCAAGAACCGGAGAACCTGACACATCGCCTGTAGTGACGATTGATCCAGTAACACCAAGGCCAGCAACCAAACTCTGATAGCTGATTCTATAGTTAGTGTTGTTGACAAAGTAATCCATGAACGAGTTAGCAAGGACAGTATCCTGTGCTACAAAGTCCGACTTCTTGCGTCCATCCGCTCTTTTAACCATTGGTGTTGACCTCCAAGGCTATAGCGCCAGTTGTCTCTGCAAGGATTGCCGCTTCTTGATCTGGATAGAAATGACCATTCATGCCAAAGTCATTGTCTTCGTTGCCAGAGCCAATAGGAAGCGTACAAGGAAATCTAGTCTTACCCATACTTTGTCCAAGCATACGCATTGTGTTGAAACCATCACGAGCTGCTTTCTGCAAGCCTCCAGAGATGACTCCGTTGTAGTCTGGTGCGACTTCAATCGCCATGTTAGCGATAAGTCCGCGCAGTGCGCCTGTTGGGATAGTTACTTCATCACCAAGATCAGTCACAACTGTATAGCCAAGCTGAATACCTTGGGCATCTAGCTCAGCCATGTAATTATTCATAGTGAATATAAAGTCTTGGTACTCGTCAGGCTCTAATGGAGCTTCACTAGCTTGTACCAATATCCTCTGTAGCGAGGACTTTGCAACTTGAGCGACAGTAGCCATTATTCGTATGTAGCTCCTTTAGCAGTTTTTGCTGAGTTCCTAAAGGCTTGTGCTGTTGGAGCGCCTTTAGATCCTACCTTACGCATCCGCTCAGGCGTTTTGCCAGCGGCCTTCTGAGACTTGATTCGCTTGCGTTTCTTGTGGATGTTAGCGTATAGACCTTCACTCATAAGTAGCACTCTTTGCGCCTTTGCACTTCCATCGCTTGCGACTCAAGTTATTAGGCGTGTTGGGATCGTTTTGTTGTCTCTTAGATAACCTCTTCTTAATACCCAAAGACCTCGCGCAATACGCATCACCTTTCTTTGTTCCTGCGCGTACACGAGAACCACCGTCACTGGCCTTACCAGCCTGCCCATAGGAGACTTTCTTGCCAGTGGCGGTGACTTTTACTTTTGCCTTACCTTTTCTTGGAGTAGCCATAATAAAAAACTAGGAGCCGAAGCTCCCAGAATCACACAAGGTTACTTTCCAAATCCGCTTCCGGCAAACAGAGGATTGAAGCAGGCGTACGCAGGAAGCAAATCGAAACGAATCTTCTGCGTGTTAGCGTCACCGTCTGCGTACTTAGACACACGGATGCTCATACCATCGCTGGTAGTTGCAATCGTATCGGTTGAGTACAGCTTAGGCAGCTTCACAGTTCCAAGACCAAACGCTTGCTTGGTGAAGAACATATTAGGCTGATAGACAGTTGACGCAGCACCAAGGATAGTCACAACCGCGCCGTCAGCAGGAGCTGCGTCTACGTTGTTGTATTGACCGTTAGCTTCGTAGATAGCCGCGCCAGAGACTGTAATAGTCGCAGCGTTAGCAGCGATAGTAACATCCTCAAGGACAGTGCCTGTCCACGGAACAGCAGCACCTGCGCTATCAAGGATAAGCTCACGAGTAGCAACATTTAGACGATTAACGCCTGCAATAGTTACCTGATCGCCAGCTTTGATAGTACCAGTACCCAGACCATCAAGAACCAAAGTCTGCTGCATGGTGTCCTTGGCTGTGACGTAAGTCGCGTCAGGAGCGCCATTCAATGCGCCTGCACGATCAGTGGTAGAACCAGACGTATAGCTGCTGAGAGCGTTAGAAGTCAGAGCCATCATGCCGCCAAAGTTCTGGCTGATTTGCGCTCTCTCCCAAGCTGTGCGAACAAGACCGTCAGACGCATTCAGACCGTTCTGAGCTGATGACAGCGCAGTGGTTGTGAATGGGTTCATCAGATAGTATTTCTCGTCTGACATTGGAACGCCAACAGAGTCCATCAACGCACCAGCACCTGCTACGTCTGACCAAGCATCAACAACAGTACCACGATCACCATAGGTCAACGCTGCGTTCTTACGCATGAACGCGCCAAGGTCTAGCTCAAGGTCAGTTACGATTCTGCGAGCCATTGGCTCAAGGATTTGGTCTAACTGGTCTAGCTCAAGAGCCTCTTCCACGTTGCCCCATTCTGTAGCGGCTGTGAAGTAGTTTTGAACTGTACCAGTTGCTTTACCAGCAATGATGTCAGACTTAGTAGAAGCACTGATATCACCGCCAGAAGTGCGGATTGTGTTGTAGTCATGCGGACGCTTAAAGTCTACATTTGAACCGCTAGAAGGATTGAATTTGCCTGACAACAGTTGAGTGTTGACAGTTTTTGTTACTACACGAGAAGCCTCAAAGGCATCTAAGAAGACACGAGCGACTTTCCGTGTGACGTTGCTATTAAGATTATTAGCCATTTCTGGATCACCTCATTCATTCAAAAGTTGCTCCTTTAGGGCCACCAGCTTTGGGACTTACCCCAGCACCTTTTGGCGTGTCTAGTGGATCAGGAGCGGCATTTACATTAGGTTTAAGTTTTCTAGCCTTTGGCATAATGGTCTGATCTAAATACAGCAACGCTTGATTAGCAGGCATATTCGCCAGCTTATCTAACTCTAAGAGATTCTGACCTAAGTACAGAGTTCCAAGACTTCCATCTTCTAAATCAATTAGATGGCTGGACAGCATTGGGTTTATCCCAAACTGGCCTATCTTGTTAGCTGCGCTTTGCAGATCCTCAGTCTTTACACCGAGCTTCTTAGAGCGTTCTGCGTAGGTTGCGATCTTCGCATTCTGCTCACTAATTGCCGCTGCTTGCTGTTGACGCTGTAATTCTAGCTGCTGACCTTGCATGGCCTGCTGCCTAGCCTCAAACTCTGCTCGCTTAGCAATCGCCTCATCACGCTGTCGGAGCTGCTCCTGTATCTCTCTATCAGAGAGACTATAGAAGTCAGGCACTTTCGGCACTTCGGGCGGCTGTTCTTTAGGAAGCCTAGCTTCTAGCTCTTGTAGGCGATTGCGATAGTCCTCGGCCTGACGCTCTGCTTCTCGCGCCTTCCAAGTCTTCTCAGCCATAGCCTTGTCAAAAGCCTTCTGCTGTTCTTCGTTAAAAACAGGTCTAGTAGATTTCTCCTGACCTTCGTCAGTATCCGCTGATGAATCGGAATCAGTTTCCTGATCTACATCCTCTATGTCTTCAAACTCAACATCTTGAGTCTCATCGACCATATCGTCTGGTTGCATCTTATACCTACTGTAATGCCGTCAAATAAACGGTGACGTTCCGTGCCTCCATGAAAGCGTGGAGTGCGCTAGTGGTCAAATATACCACAATTTAGTTAAAAGCAATACTTTTAAGATTTTGGCTCAGTAATTTCTTTTTCTTCATCGCGCAAAGCCGAAACAGCACCTAGCGCTCCAGCGCCAGTAGCCAAAGGAACCATGTATGTCTTAGTAATATCATAAGGATCAAATATAGCAGCAACCTTGCCTAGCTTTGGATGGTCTACAAAATAGCCAGTGTAATTGCTGTCTGCTATGCGCTTTTCGGAAGCAGTTGTATCATTTGGAGTCCATAATTTATCAGGGTCTTTCCTAGCGTCATAAAGCAATTCAGGCTCAATTAAAACTTCATTTTGAATGCTGCCTATTCCCATCTCTTGTCTATACGGATTCTCCGATGCAGGGATACCGTAATAGGAGCGCTTGACGAAATCTGGGTCTGAGGCTCTATTTCTTTCAGCAATGGTCCTACCAGAGAGTCCTTCGCCGTACATTTCTGGATCGACTCGCTCAATGGGCCGGTTTGATCTGTGGATGATTCGCAGCTTTCCATCATCTGTGACTGCTCCTTCCAGCCCTGTCTCACCACGGCGCAAAGCATCAAAAAATCTTTCTCGCTTATCGTCATTGATTATCAATCCTGACTCAGATGCGTACCTCGGCATCAATCCTGTTTTCTGGTCTGCAAATATGGTGTCTTCAACACTAGCTGTGCGGTTTGCTTCAGCATTAGGCCCATAGTTTAAGAAAGAGTTTTGTCCTCTGGTCTCTGATGCTAATGCTCGCCTTGCTAATGGAGAATACATTCCAGCATGAGATTGGTAGGCGTTTTCTTCGCCCATTGCCCTGAATCCTACACCACCTCTACCATGCCCCATTGCATCGTGAACAAATCTAAAAATGTCATTATTTAGAGCAGGTTGACCGCCTATATTATAACCTGACTCACCCAATAAAGGATTATCTTTAGGATCAAAATTAACATCGCTTCCAAACCCAGAGCGAGTAGGAAATATTCCTAAGCGTCTATTTTGCTCAAGATCAATCAACGCTTCGTATGGGCTATTTTTATAAGGATCAACATCATTGATAAAATAAGGCTCAATTCCTCTATTTATCAAAGACTCATACTGTCCTAAAGTTTCTTCAATCATTGCATCATAAGAGCGTTTTACCTCAGGGTTTTGAGGATCGTGCCTCATCAAGTCATATTCTCTAGCTATCTGTGTAGCTCTTGGCTCATCTACAGAGACATAACGGACGATTGGCTGAGAAGGAATGCCAGAAAGTTGCGAGTAATCTTGAGCGGCGGCTGCTACTTCAGGGTTAGGGCCAACACGAACAGGGCCGCGCTCTGGGATTCTCGGCAAAGACGGAGCGCCTTCCAGCGGAGTGTCTCCAATAGTTAATGAAGGTAACTTATTAAGTTTATCCTGATTCCATATTTCGTAATGAGCGCCGCCTTCTCCGTCTGGGTAATATGCGCCGTCATAACCCATATCTATGAGTTGACCGTTTGAGTATTTATCCGTTTCATCAAAGCTGGCTAACTTTAGTTGAGAGTCATCTATTTGGCGTTGAACAATTCCACCTTCACCGGCTGCTGCTACCTCACCGATATCTGGGTTTGTGGTAAACCAAGCAGAACCGTCTGCGGATTTATCAAGATCAAAACCAAATTTATCTATTGCTTTTGCAGAATCAGAACTTGTTCCGTGGTATATGTTCCGCAAATTGCTTCTAGCTTTTTTTGCAACTTTAGAGGCTGCATCGCCAACAATAGGCACAACGCCCATCATGTTAATGCCAGTGCCAACCATGTCTCCTTGTGCATAGGCTCTTGATGCGTCCTCTAGGCCAAGAACGTCACCGACCACTGGCAAGAAATCTGCTGCTGTTTCAACGCCTCCAGCGGCATTAAGAAGACCTTGACGGTATCCACCTTCCAGACCTGTCGCATCTATTGCATCACGCATAAAGTTGCTTAAAGCTGACCTGAATGTAGGTCTGGCGTTCTGCATAGTCTGAACACGAGGAGCTACCTGCGTCCTACCTTGCAAGGAGTATTTTTTTGCTTGCTCCTGCTGCGCTATGGCGTTAAGAGCCGATGATCCTGCGCTGGGGCTGCGTTCAGCCATTCTGCATTCTCGCTATCTCAGAGTCGGACATATATCTCATGGCTCTGCGCTGAGCCTCAGCTCGCATCCTCTCGGCCTCTGCACGTTGCCTGTCGCTGATGTCAGCCATCTTCTCTTGGTTGTTGAGCTGCTCGCCTACTGCCTGTGCGCTTGTCCTGTCAATCGTAGCTCCTGCCTGCTGAGCCTTGATCTGAGTGTCCATGCGCTTAGTCTCTGCATTGAAGAAGTCTATCTGGTTTTCAGCCTGATCGCCTTGCATCTGCGTCTGGAGCTTCTGCGCTTCTAGCTGTAGCTTCATCTGCTCGTTCTGGAGCTTGGCCTGCTCTATCTGCGCTCGCAGCATTTCGGCCTGAGCCTTCATCTGCTCGGCCTGTGCCAAGACCATGTTTGGGTCTTGCTGTGGCTCGCCTTGCTGCTGCTGCGCTGCCGTCAGCTCTTCTTCGGTCATCTGGTCTTGAGGTATCAGGCCAGCAGCTATCATCTGTGAGCGTTTGCGGTCAGAGATTTGCTGAGCTGAGGCCGTAGCCACGTTGTCTAGCAGGACATCACCAGCGATCTGGAGGATGCTTGGATCGACCTTAGCAATCTCAATGATTGTTTCAATAGTCTCCTGTTGACGATTCTTGAAGCTCGCACCAGCCTTGACCTGCACATCATAGTTACCTACCGACAGGTCATTCACAGTCACCACATCGCCTGTCTGTTGGTCTATAACCTTCTGGTTGATGTCAGCAACGTCATAGGTGTTATCTTCCTTCAGCAGCCTCACAGTACGCGCTGAGTCGTATATCTCTGGGATGGCAGACACCAAGATGCGACCAGTGGCACGAATGCCAAACTCCAAGGCTTTGAAGTATTTGATCGTAGAGTTATCGCCTTTGTTCTGTAGAGCATTGATAGCAACGCCAGACTGATTCTGTGGATTGTCACCCATGTTGCTGGAGAACATACCAGAGGCGTAAGTAATCATGCCTCGCATAGCCTCAGACATTGTGCGTAGCGCTGGGTTGATCTGTGCGCCACCTTGCTGCTGAGGTACTTGCGGGTACTCAGGATCTACGTTGAAGAACTGCACTGGATCGTGGTTAGTGTTCAGCGTCTGTAATGAATCTTCATGACCAGCAGCCTGACTCATTGTCATCCAATACTTAGACCTTGGCGCAAGGCTAGTCTCTGCTACCTCACGGCTGACTGAGTAGTTCAGCACTCGCTGTGAGTCCATCAGCTTCTCTACGAGTCCCCAGAAGATCGTCTTGTTCTCAAATATCTTGTAGTTGGCAAATATAGGAATCACCGGAATCATGCTGAAGACTGTCTCTTTCTTCTCTTCAAGCCAATCACTAGCGTCAAATAACCGTGAGCAGACCGACTTCTTGACGCGCTTACGCCTGCGTACTTCTGTCACTCCAATGGATTCAAGCTCATCAGCTATCTTCTTGAAGTCATCGTCAACCTCATGAACCTGACCATTGGACATCATTGCAAGCTCACGCTCTTCCTCTTCGCAGTACAATAGCTCACCAATAACCACGACCTCAGCCTTGTCATAGTAAGCCTCACCATCACGGCCTTCATCTACTGACTCGCCAGAGCCTTCTGGGAAACGCCGGTCATACTCTTGCTTACCGATTGCGTGAAGGATAAAGCAATAGCGTGAGTCTGACTTGTCTTGCTTCTCTGCCGCAGGATCAAACCATACTCTGTCTAAGGCATTGCCAATAGGCTCAATAAACAGGTCTTGGTCAAAGCTATCCTGACTGACGTACTTATGCACAACGCGCCAAGCGCCAAAGCCAGTAGTCACCATAGTGCGAGCAGCGTGGTTGTAGACCTCGCTAGCATCAGACATAGACTCAATATTACGAACAATGCCTGAGTAGGTATTCGCTATGTCCTTGGTACTGTTGCCGCCAGCAGGAGAGACAGAGACATCAAAGGAGGCTTGGTCAATCTCCGAACAAACCTGATCAATAATCGGATTAACCATATCAAAGCTGTAGCGCGGAGACTTGGACTCTTTCGCGTTGCTGTACCAATAGGGTTCCCATTGACCATCACGCTTATCCACAAACAACGCAGCCTCGCGCCCATTGTCGCGCAGGTCTTGGTCAGCCTCCTGAGAAGCAGAAAGCAGGTTAGCCACATACTCGTGATCTTCATAGCTCGAAGAGTTATAAGTGTCCTCGCCATACTCTTTCTTAGAGTCTTTCTCGTATTCATAATCGTCTTTTTTAGCCATGCTTCCATCCTGAGAAGTTCAAAACAACCTTCTGTTGGTTTATTGCTTTAGGCGAATGCAGCGACATCATCAGCGCATCACCCATGTTCGGACTCGGCAACCGATAAGGAGGCTTTGCCATCTCTATCTTGCTGAGTATCTGTATCTTGCCAGCGTTGTTCCGTTTAAGTGGTATGCGGCATACCTCAGCGCGTAGCTGGTCTAGCACTGCTATCTCCGAGGATAGGCTGATCATGTCCTCTGGGTTCACATACTCGCCTTTGGTCACAGCTCTGTGCGTGGCCTCAAACCTGTCTCTTAGCCGCCACCAGTATTGCGCTCGCTTGTTCTTGAAGGTCTCACGGTTGGTCTTGTCTCGCTGGATGCCGCCGCTGGTGTACGGTAGCTCTGGGTCTTCAGCAGCCTCTGAGCCTTTGAACATACTGTACTTGATGCTGTTCTTGCCTGCTAGCGCCTGATCTACCTGCCGCTTGAGGCTTACCCCAAGACCGTCAGCGTCCCAAATGAAATGGTCAGCGTTAGCCTTCAGCGCCTTGTCCAGAGCCCAGTCCATGCCTTCACTTGCATCGCCTGTTACCATTTCACACACATCTAATATCACGTTGCCGTGCCTAAGCGTGAAGCCTTTGCTGTCACCGCCTTCATCCGATGGATCGTGAGAGGCTATGATCGCGCCTTCAGGCTTCCAGCCTAGCTTTACATGAGCGTCTACCGCCGACAAGAACCACTCAACAGGAATGATTGAGTCTTCGTTCTCATCATACGTCTCGCCTTCCCAGACATGAGCATAAAGAGCCGCTGACATATGCTCTTGGTCATAGGCTCGCTCTTGCTCCAAGACTTCTGGGAATGCTGGATTATCGCTATAATTCATCCAGACAATCGTATGATGCTCATCCTCATAAACGCCATCTCGCCGCAGCTCTTTCTCAAACGGCTTAACGAATCGTAGGAAGAATGGATCAGCGGCTGACCTTGGGTTAGCTGCCATCCATATCTCTGAGCCTGCCGTCCTGAGCGTAGGCGTGAGAGCCTTTAGACTGGCCTCTGAGATTGTCTGAGCTTCGTCCACAAAAACCCTGTGGAAGCCGTGGTATGACTTCACAGACTCTGGCGATCTCGCAAGCCCGATATACTTGAATGCCGTCTCATTGTTGTAACGGATCTCATTGCGCTGGATCTCAAATCCTTTTAGGTCTAGCCGCTCTATCTCGGCACAAAGCAGCGTGTGGATAGAATCGTCAATGCTGGCTTGGAACTCACGAGCGCAGAGCGTCTTGATGCCCTGCATCTGTGCTGCCTGTAAGCACAGATCACCCATCGTCATGCTCTTCCCACTGCCTCTGCCGCCGATGCAGATTTTGTATCGGGCTGGCTGCAAGAAAGGTAGCATCTTCTTGGGTATCTGCATCTTAGGCATGATTAATAGCCCATCATTCGGATTTCTTTATGTTATCTTCAGCCGGTGATCTTTCCTCTCGCGGCGGTGCTACAAACCCATGCTTTGCGGCATAGGCTAATGCGCTATCTCTAGCAGATTGCCGAATTGTTTTTACTGTCTCTAGCAACTTCTGGTCATCAATTTCATGCCATCTAAACAACATATCTAATTCATCTTCCATTCTCACTC